TTTAAGATAGTTCATACCAGTGTTCAAATTTGCTCTGGCAGGATTGTGATATCCTAGTTTTATTGATTGCTCATAGCAAGCAAATGACTCTGCAAACTTAGATAAGTCGTGCAGTATGATTGCTAAATTATAGTATGCCCTAGCATCTTCTGGGTCATCTACAATCAACTGTCTATAACATTTAGCTGCTGACTCAAAGTCTTCCTTTTCTAGAAAGTCGGCAGCAACATATTCTAGTTCTTTAAACTCTGCTTGTAATGTTTGCTGGTCCATCTACTGATACATGCCTATTATGTTCAACAACCATATAGTTGTCATCCCAATTGAAAGCTTCTTTAACTACATTATCAGACAATCCCTTATACATTGTATGCAGAGACTTGTCCTTTGCAGAAACTAAGACTTCAGCTTCATTCTTATGAAGTCCTTCTAGGAGTTGAACAAACATTGCCTCCCTTTTTGATTGAGTAATAGCGTTATTGCCACCTTGAATATAATGATATAACCTGTTTGCTTCAGCAGCAAGCATGGTATGTTCTGTTCCCTCTGGCGCATCATTTGGAGTATATGGAACTTCACCAGCGGGAAGTGCCCAAATAATACGGGGGTCAAAAGATGCCTTGATCACCATGCGAAGAGAGGCCGAATTATGTTCCATCAAATGGTCAACTTTTTGTTTCTTTGTTTTCTTCTTAGAAAGTTTTTCTAGAATTTCAGATACTAGTGGTGTGTATGTATTGGGCATTAAAAATCTCCTATGCAATCCATTAGGTCACTCAACCTGTTTTGTATAAAATAATTTAGTAGTTTACTACGAGGGTTAGTTTTTGCTTCTTTCCATGTTTTTGTTATCTCTGAAAATAGCTCTTGAGGAGCTTCTGTTAGATCAATAAGCTTCTTGTTTCTTTGGAAATTACGTTTCACTTCATCATTAGGCAACACATCCTCAATGTTGTGTTCAACCCACGATTGGATTTTCTTTTTACCCAGAGGTTTCTGGCGCAATCCGTCTACAAAGGTATTGTCTGGGGAAAGAACATTAGGAACACCATCACTGGTATCTCCCCTTAGAATATGCTCATCTAGATATTCATTCCACACCATTCCATCAATAAATTTCTTGGTGATTGGACTATATTGTGTGACATTTTTATATCTCTGTAACTGAATGAAATCCTTGTCACCAGACAAGATTAAAGTCTTTCCATTGTCGGTCTCAAATTCATGAGTTAAAGTGTAGATGATATCATCTGCCTCTGCACCATAAACTTCCAATACCTTATATGGCATAAACTCAATCATCTCATCTTTGAACGCATTTAGAAACTCAAAGATATCATTCCAATCATGACTGGATGAATCTCTAGTCTTCTTGCGGCTTGCTTTATATTGGGGGAAAATATCTCTGCGCCAATAATGTTTAGAGTCATAGCAAATAACTAGCTCACCATACTCATCAAAAAATCTCTCACGATACATGCGAAGCGAATTGAGAATCATATGGCGAACCATACCAGCATCAACACTGCCCCTCTTCGTAATATTCAAATGCATCATCACGCTTGCCAGACTAATCTGGTTCATATCAACTAAAATCATTATAACCTCATGCGGGTGTTGGTTCTTCGTCTGTATCAAGTTCAACAATCTGAACTTTTTCAAGCAAGTCCAAATCAACCTGACTGTTCATGCTGTTCTTCTCATCAACATTAATTTTTGTTAGCATCTCCATAACTCTACTCATAGGATGCACTAATCCCATATCACGGTAAATTGTGCTTTTGACTGCCTCGATAACAAATCCGATATCTCTAACGAACTCTTTGTCACCGATTTCAACGCCGTTCTCTCCCATAGTATGTATCATCTGCACCAAACAAGATTCTGTCAAATCATCAGCAAACATAATATTTTCTTGCAGAGCAATAACATCAAGGTCAGGAACTACGACTTCCTTTTTTCCTTTTAGTTTCCACGGTCCCTTTATTACGTTTTGTGCGCTTGGGCTTTCCTTCTGGTCTTTCTTCATCACTGATACCTCTATCTTCGTTAAACATTTCTTGAGTGTAAACTGTCCCTAAGAGTGGATAATATGTACCAACATCAAACTTTGGTTCTCCCTTTTTCGGTCCTTCCCAATAATAAGCTTGAGCTAGACATCTATTGGATATTATTTTATCTTGATGTTCTCCATAAAACGTATCCACATAATCACCATCCTTTAGATATTTTAGCAAGTTACGAATATATGCTTCATGAGATGCTTTACGAGCAGTTGCACCTTTCACATCTGCCTTCTCATTCTTACGTTCCATAGATACGAGTTCTTTTTGTGTCTTAATCCAAACCTTTACCTTCTTTGGAGTTATTGGATAGTCATCTGGTAGATCACGCAAACTCTCATGAATGCCCGTCATACCATAGTCAGGGTTCTTAGCAGCACGGGCAGCACGGGCTTTCTCAAGACGCTCTGACGCAGCCACCTTCTGCTCATCTGTCATAGGTTTACGTTTCTTACGAACCTTCTTCTTTGAAGGATCAGTCCAACCTTTGTTATCAGTCTTTGATTTAATCTTTCTAGCCATTATACTATTTATCCCAATTTTAACCAGTAACCAATCAGACCATTCATAAGAATAGCCAACCCAACTGCATTGACAATAATTAAAGAGCGGTCATTCCACATCAATGCAACAACTAACCAACCACAAATTCCTATACATTGAACAAGAATATTCCAAGGATATAGATTGTTTGAAGCAAGAATCATTCCTACCATGAGAATAACAGATGCAACCCACTTGATATACCAATCGGTGGTATGTAATGGAGTAGTCGTTTTAGTAGCAATTTCGTGTGTCTCTAGTTCAATCTCTGCTGTCCTAGTTTTCTTCTCTTCAGTATTTTCAGAATCTGTACTCATATTGTGCATCCTTCAGCATCAAATATTAAGGAAATTCTTGGTATAGGGGTTGCATTAATACAAGAATGCATTTTTTTATTGTTGAACCAAAATAAATCCCCAGCACCAAATCTTTGTGTTTCATCCTCAACAGTATAATCATAGTAACCACTTAAACCTAAATGAAATCTATCTTTATTTTTAAAATACTCCCCGCCATCAATATGAGGATACACTTTGCCGTTTACTTTCAAATGAGCAATGTGCGCCCTCCGTATTTTACCACTATAAGTTTTTTCAAACCAATTTAAAAAGTATACACATTCATCATACTTATAATATAATTCTGTCTTCATTGTTTCCTGAGAATTATCATACAAAAAGTCATCGGGTAGAGGAACACCTTTTATAAGATTAATTGACATGGTTTCTCGAACGGCTTTATATTTATTCTGCTTTATTGTGGATATATAAAAATCATTCCAATTTTCAGCAACTTGTTTCAATATAGGTAAAATGTTTACTTCCGATTGAAGACGTTTTAAACCCATACTCATATTGTGCATCCTTCAACATCAAACACTAAGGAAATTCTTGGTATGGGGGTTGCGTTAGCAGAGGAATGTATTTTTTTATTGTTGAACCAAAATAAATCCCCGGCACCAAGTCTTTGTGTTTCACCATCAACAGTATAATTATAGTAACCACTTAACACTAAATGAAATCTATTTTTATTTTTGTAATAATCTCCAATATCAATATGAGGATACACTTTGCCGCCTGCTGACAAATGGACTATAGAAACTCTATATAATTTACCACCATACGTTTTTTCAAACCAATTTAAAAAGTATACACATTCATCATACTTATAATATAATTCTGTCTTTATTGTTTCATGAGAATCATCAAATCTCTTTTGCTTCCCCTCAATACCAGTGCCGGGTAGAGGAACACCTTTTATGAGATTAATTGCCAGGGTTTCTCTTTGTTGTTTAATATTTTTTTGCCTGCGTGTGTCTAAATTAAAATCATTCCAATTTTCAGCAACTTGTTTCAATATAGGTAAAATGTTTATATCTGATCCAAGTCTTTTAAAAACCATGCTCATCTAACCTTTTCGCTTGTTCTTTAAGCCACCGTTGCCGACCAGAAGCTTTCTTCCTTCGACGCTTTTCACCCTTACTCTCATGGGCTTCTCTGTTCCTCATCTCATTGAACAAACCATCTTGTTGTAGTTTCTTCTTTAGGACACGCAATGCCCCATCAAC